TTAGTTACTACGTTGTGAAATAATGATTTTTATTCCTGCAAAATCACCGTCAGTCAATGTACCGGCATCAAATTTTTCTAGATGTGACTTTTCAATAAGCTTTTTATCTACTGCTTGTTTAATGTAGTCACGTACTGCGGCTTTAGTTGTCTCGTTTGTAAATCGCATTATATCATCCTCCTTTTGTTTTTGTGTATCCTCTACAATAAACTGAACCTTTCCAGCGCTACTCGTTGGCACTACTACTTGTCCTTCTAATTTATAGCCATTAGGCATTTGCCATGTTGTAGAAATTTCAAAATGAGGTGCATCGTATTGCCCTGCTGGCCAAGAGCCTCCCCAAGTGATATCCAGCTTTTTAGCTATTGTCCCCACCTTCGATAGAGTAGAAATATCATATAGATTTCGTGGCGGTGCTACAGCGATATCCCATGCTCTACGTGATGTATGATTACTATTACGTGTCCAGGTAACTACTTGGCCTGGTCTTGTTCTTCCTTGTTCATATAGAAAATTTTGGCGCGCTTGGCTGCGATATGTTTCTGTGACGAATATAAAATCAATACCTACTTTACAACACTCCTGAAAGAGTAATCGACAGGCTATTTGTGCGGCTGCTGTTAATTCCTTTAAATCACGACATGTTGTTACACTTGTACTCATTTTGTCTTCTCCTCCTTCGTATTGAAGATTTCTAAAGCTTTCTTAACTGGTGCAGGCATGTCCACCCCAAGCTTGGCTGAATTTTCTCCTAAGCTAACAAGTTCGTTCAAAATGAACAATAATACAACTGCATCAGGAATAATCTGTCCAATTGAAAACCCTTGATCTTGTAGCACTAAATAAATTAGATTGGCCACCACGATCCAAACCCACATCATGCCTTTTTTGATGATGCCTTGATAACCCCTCTTACTGTTAATCATTCCCCAATTTGCTGCCATGCCTGATAAAAAATCAATTACATTCAATATTAACAATACTGTCATCAATAAACCCCATCCACCTGCGAACCACGATACTACTCCACCTACTGTGCTAAGTAAAAATTTAATTGATTGTTCCATTTATCTACGTCCTTTGCCTTTTTTTAGTGTAAAAAAAGCCATGAGAAGCATCGAGGTTCGGTACAATGTATCGTTTGCCCATCTCGATTGCTCTCATAGCATTTAAAACATAAAAAATAACGCTAGCTTATGCTGCGTTTACTTGTTTTCGTTATCTTGTTCAGTGGCTTTTATTTTGATAGCCTCTTCTTCGGTTATTAACTTTTTTGTAACAGCTAAATCAATTTGTTCTTCTGTTGCTCTGCAGTTACACCAGTTGCGTAAAAATAAATTGTATACAGCACTCAAATTAATTACCCCCTATCATTAATTGCATAAGTAATTCATCTTGATCTGCTTGCGATACTCTCAAGTCTGCATTCAGACGCTCAAGCTCTGCAATGCGTTCTTGTAGTGGTCCACCGTGGGACTGCTCCTCATTGACGATAGCGCTATATGCATTGTATGCTGCTTGGTATTCCTCTTTTGTGATTTCGACCGTTTCTGTGCCCACTAGGGACTCGCGTGTGCCGTTGTAGATCACATACCCAATATTGGATGTTTGCTTGTCGTCGACGAAACTGCCGATCGCCTTGCTCATATCGACCCCACCATAGAGGTAGGTAGTGGCATTACCCACCGTCTCTTCTAGGTTTCCTGTTACTCGTAAATAGATAGTCATTTGTTTTCCTCCTAGTTGTTTGATGTTATCCAGTTGTAGGGGTATGTGTGGACGTTGGCAGTGTAGTTCTCTAGCCCCGTATTCTTGAGCGCCAATTGGTTTAAGGTTTTATCGTATACGATAGTGGATGACAACAATCCATAAACGTTAGCGCCTATTAGCAACGCATCTTGACTAGCCCCCATATCCGATGTGATCGTCTTTATCAGTGTTAGTGTAAGATCATAAATACGCAATTCTTTGTAATCAGATCGAGTAAATATGACATATCCGTCTATTAATTGTACACGCCACACATACGGTAGATTATATGATGAGTTATAGGCATCTAGGGCTACACTGAATGTCTGGATGATGCCTCCACCTTGTGTTGGACTCATCATCATGTGTAGATATGTCACACCGGATGCCCTTTCTATAGTGTAAAGATAACCGTTATCCATAACACCTGATAATCCTGGACCACACAATTTAGGCATGTTGTAATTTGTTATATATGTCATCGCTGTTTGTGTTAGTGAGTAGTATGAAACCCAAGTTGACGACCCAGTGTAGACATAATGAGTAACATCGTCATAATGCCACCCCTCCCTCAAAGCTGTCGCATTCAGGAATGGCTGGGTAGCAGAATCGAACAATGACAGATACGAGCCATACCATAACTTGAATATCTTAACGCCATATACGTTATCAGGAGAGTTGGTTGAGGCAATTCCAAAGAATCCCTTTCTAGCGAATACTGGTGTTGATAACCAGTTCCATGATCGCAACTCCCCAGATGTGTAAATCTTTTGCATGTTGGGGATAAATGGCGGTAACTTGCTTATGGTCGCCGTACCTGTCTTTAGACCATCGTCAGTTCCGAATGTCTTACCCTTCGCAACGTCAATCTCTGTGGCATTCCCATACTCACCCCCTTCACCCTGTAAGATAAAAGCCGAACCTCTATAACGTAGCGTGTAGACACCACCAGCTTTTAAATTCGTTACTGCCGTACCGTTTGCTTTTTTGATGGGGATTGCACCCAAACCATTAATATCCAAGGTTGTGGCGACTGTACTGTTAGCATTAGCCGCAAAAGATACACCCAAACCATCACTATAACTTGTTATCGCTGCATGTGTAACAGTTAATGCATTCGCTGTCCCTGCAACAGTTCCAAGCCATTTGACTGAATCAGTTGGGCTAATAGGCTGAATAGCATCTTCAATACGTTTCATTTCTGTATCAATCTTATCAAGATTGGCGTTAACCACATTTACATTATAAAAATCATCTTCATTATCCTTTGTAAAACCATAATTAGCAGTGTCAGTAGACATTACGATAACACTTCCTCTCTCAGTTGTTTATGTGTATAGGCAGCCAGTTGAGCGTGTGTAAAGCGCGCCAGTGCACTATGTTGGATGTATCTGATTTCCACATAGACCAACATGTTCTGAGGCGTTACTCGCTCAAGTAATACCTCGACAATTTCAAATTCACGAGACACCGTTAACTCTAGCTTTACACGTACCCACTTCTCAGATGTACTGCGAGTAAGCTCGTATTTTCCCTCTCCTAGCAAGCTATCAAGTAGCTGTTTCAGAACTGGAAAACTATAGGGCGCTTGTTCTTGATATCTTGATAAAATACGGAAACGACGTGTTTCGAGTGTTTCGGATTCGCCTGTAACTAAACCGAGCATTCTCTCATAACGATCGGCACCGCGTTCATCTAGGGTTAAGATAAATTGATTACCTAACAATGATTCAGTCAGTTCCCATATACGCTCTAGTGATGGATTTTCAAGTGATGCAATCTTTTGAAGTTCCTTGATTTCATGGAGGATAGGAGGGAGGTAGCTTAAAATATCTACTTTTCTAGCCACTTATAGTCCCCCTTTTCGGTATTGCTTCTCTATCAAGTTCAAGGTTGCTTGCCTTGCCATTTAATAAAGTGTTAGCTATATCAATGACTCCATTAATACCAAGAATACGTGTTTCAATTTGACTTATTCGGATAATCAACCCTGTTTCATCTTCTTGTTTAGTAACTGCAGATGCCCAAAATTCCGCAAGCTCCTCAAAGTATCCATCAATTACTTCTTGGAGGGCATTCTCTACATCTTCAAAAGACCATCCAGATTGAAGCGTTATTGTTGTAACTATATTCACTATCGTTTCATTGACAGCTGAGATAGTAACGATATGATCAATAGGAGCAAGCCCGACTCCATCACCTTGAGCATCTAACGGATCCATTAGATGTTGTACTAACTCAACTAATTCAGTGGATGGCTTCGAAAAAGTAGAATCGATGATTGTAACACCAACAGTGCCGCCTCCATACTTCGCTCGGTAGATGCGTGCACCTCCAACCCCAGGTATGTTTCCAACTCGCTCTTTGTAATCAGCGCGATTCCCACCAAACGAAATACTTTCAAAGCTATTGAAGTAACGTGCCCTAAAAGCCTCTGTATCTTCTTCGTTCTCTCCTGGAATCAACAAGTCCGTTAACTGTGCCGTCTCAAGACCTGCAATGTAATCAATCGGTATAAGCTGCCCTATCTCGAAATTTCCAACTTCACCCTCTGTTTCACACTCCATCTTAAAAACACCTTTTTCAATTTTTTCAAGGGCTACGTAGTTGTATTCTTCCTGTGAAAATCGTGCGCCTAACGGAACATCAATATTGAATACTCCTTTTCGAATAGCTTTCGTTGCAGGGGTTGGACTAAGCCCTCGTTCAGCTGCACGCCTTACTAAATTTTCCCGTGAGGCCGTATCTGCGAACATTTCGTTTTCGTAGTTCAGCAATGTAAAAAGTATTTGAGCTGTCTCAGCTGTATTGGCTGCTGTTGCCTGATAAATTAACGATGTCTCTCGTTTATCCTGTGTTGGTACATTGGATAGTTTCTGAACTAATAAATCCTCATAGGGAGTATTTAAATCAAAGGCTACTGCCATCAATAATCCACCTCTTTCTCTGCTGTGATTTCACCAAATATGGTATGTGCTGTGTATTGAATATGCACTTTATTTTTATTTGTTGTTACTTCAAAAGTATCCACTTCTGTAATGCGATCATCCTGTAGTAAAGCCTCTTGGATGCGTCGTTTTACTTCGCTAACAACATAGACAGTTGGTTGCCCAATTAAATCATTAGTTTCAAAGCCTGTGTTCCAGCTGTAAATTAAATGATTGTATCGTTCGATATTGAGCATTAAAAAAATCGCTTGTTTCAAGGCCTCTAGTTCATCAACGGTGCCATAACAGCGATCTAATTCGTTATTTATTTTAAAAGTATTAGAAGGTTCAATTTCTTCCTCAAAATCGAATGCCAGTCCATCATTTATGACCTGTGGAATCATCAAATCACCTCTTTATCTATAATTAAATATTGTTGACCACCATGCACGCGAATCATCGTCACTTTGTCACCTGTTATTAAGCCGTTAAAGACTTTAGCTTTCTGCTTTGCTCCACCATTCACACTCATCTCTACTTCATAATCCATAACAGCACGGGTGAGCTTCAATTGTTTTTCTTTTAAAGTCAATTTTTGATCGATTTGAACCTCTAAAGGACCTACACTTATTACATTGCCGTAAATAACCGTAGCAAGCTTCTGTGCATTGAGAACGCCCAGAACAAGTTTCTGAATTTCTTTTAAAATATCCTCCATACTACGCAATGAAATCACCGCCAATCAACGTTAAATCCATACGATGATTAGATTCCTTGAAGGTATGCTTAACACTTTCTACCATCATGAAATTGGCTACTGATACGTCACCAACATACAACAGCACTGCTACCTGACTTCCTCCACGCACAATTGGATTACCAAACACCTTATTGATGTGTAATTTTCGTGATTTACGGTTATAGAACTTGAGCATGCTTGCAGCTTTAGCTTTGCCGTTTTCACCTTCCTCGAACTTATCTGTTAACTGAAGTACACCCCACTCAGTTATCCTGCTATCGTCTTGGACAATGTAAGTATCACGTTCACCAGTCTCTTTATTCTCACGTTCTAACTTGATTTTATTGTACGTGTTTTCATCAATGGATGAGGTGTACTCAAATGATTCACCTGATTCTTCATCTATCAGTAAATCTGTTTGAAGTGTCTTAGCTTCACGTAAATTCAAAGCTCCAAAGTCATCATAGAGCACAAATAGCCTTTGAGTATTAAGAGTCGTTTCAGCCAAGGCATTATCCATGACAGTGAACAGTTCTTGATTATCCTCAACCATAGAAGGAATAACGTATTTTGTATTGTCTATAGTGCCTGTCTTTAATTTAAAGTCCTTTGCAATTATTTGAAGTACTTGAGCAGCTGTTTTATTCTCATACCTATACGTATCTTTATTTTTAAAGTAGCGGAGCTGATCGTAACAAGTAACCGTAATGATTCTGTTATTTGAACGTTTTTTGATAAAAACAAAACCATAGAAAACCTTGTGTCCGTCATATTCGAAACGGACTGCATCACCCTCGTGGAAGCTGAGCATATTATCCTTAATTACATTGAATGTCAACTTTCCTGGAGTACCTTTCCGATTTGTTTCCCACACTATACCTTCCTCTGCAACGCATTCGTATAGCTGCCCTTTACTCATGATATATAGTTTTGATTTAGCCAAGCTTTATCACCTGCCCTGCTTTAATCATGTTTGGATTACTAATATTATTGATTTTTGCTAACTCAGTGTATTTAGAGCCATCACCTAAGTACTTCTTAGCAATAGCCCATAATGTTTCACCTGATTTAACGGTATGTGTTTTTGGGGTTTCTTTGCCTGTAGTTGGCCGCTTCTGCTCTACTACAGCTTTCGATTCGGTTTTTGCTGTACTTCCTGCATTATTAGCTTTTGTAGCTGGCTTCAAGTTGATTTTTTTATTGCCGTACTCCCTGTATTGTTTTAACTGGATTCGTACAATAACATCAAAGCCATTATCGGCTGATTCCTTAATCTCATAATCCTCAAGTGATACTGTCATATTTGTGTCAAATAGTAAGTTCCCGTTCGGCATCATACGATTAACGATAAACTGAAAGGGTTTGTCAGAGATTTTTAATTTTTCTAGTTTATCAAGATAAAATGTAGCTGGTTGAAAACCATTCGGATAAACAGCAAACGGATAGTTGACGTTAGGGAGTAATACCTCAATATCTATATCCGTTAGCCCTGTTCTCTTTATTACATTTACTTCTCCTTCATTCATTAACACCATAGTTTCGTTTCTACCATTAATCTTTAGAGCTAGTTCAGAAGGCGCAATAGGAAACTGTAAACCATCTAGAAAAAAATTATACATCTTCGATTGAACCCCCTTCCGCTAGCATTCCTGAAACTTCTTCAACACGTTGACCAAATCTATCAATAATGCCATCAATATCTAATTCACTGTTGATACGGTTTTCATTTTTCATATCTACTTTGATTTCTGCCGTTGTATAACGATTAATCGCTTCACGTTCAGCTATATCACGGAGATACTTTAAATCCTCATTCATTATTTTAATACCCTCAGTTGCTTTTTCGGTATTGTCTGCTGTTTTCTTACCTAGCTCATTACCTTTATCGAGTTTGTCACCTAACGCTAGCGCATTATTAATGTCATTTTTCATCTTATCTTCTTTATTACTGTCGTTTTTTTCTTCACCCGATTTAAATAGATTGGCTCCCCAATTGTAGCCTTTATCCCAAGACTTACCAAGATCCTTAAATTCCATTTTCGGCGCTTCCCAATAATCATCAGGAGCTTCGCCAATCCAGTTATCCAAAACTCCTCTAAGACCTTTTAGATCACTTGTAATGGACTCTCGGTGACTATACTCTGTGCCCACTTTTAAACCTACAGAAGATGAAATATTCTCTGGTAATAGCTTCACAAACCAATTCCAAGCTCGTATCGCAAAGTTAACTGCGTCAACAATAGCATTAACAAAGCTTGTAGCAAATCCATCCCATCCACTAATCATTGAAATAATTAAATCTAACATATTGGTTGCTAGATTATAAAATAATTTCTTGACCGAATACATCGGATTTTTCCATACATTTACAAAGAATTCCACAAAAGAGGCCCACAAATTCCACATATAGGCTACTCTATTATAAATCCATGATCCTAACACCATGAAAGCCCCAGCTATTATTCCTGTAGCACTAACCGAGGTCCCAGCAAAATAATTGAAAGCGGCTACCGCTAAATAGAAAAGACCAATAAGAATTACAATGGCTATTACTAAAATAAATATTGGATTGGCTGCTATCGCTGCATTTAAGCCCCATGCTGCGGCCGTTGCGGCTGATGTTGCAGACACACTCGTCCATGTAGTTGCTGTTAATAGTCCAATTGCAAGCGTTCTTAAACCAGTCCAAATCGTACTCGCTATTTCGGCTGCTTTTACTAGTAGTAAAGCGGACTCGTATACCAACATTGCCGCTGCAACAGTACTTATTATAGGAACTATAAACGACCAACTATCCTTTAAACTTCCATCGGGTATAAAAAAATTCAATGTACTCGAGGCAATTGAAGATAATTTCTCCATAGCAATAGCTGCATTTTGCACGAGCTCCTTAAAAAGATCGCTTTTTACAATCCCATCAAATATTCCCTCAAAAGCCAAACCAAGTACAGCATTCCTTATCTTGGCCATAGAAATTTCACCACTACTTGCTATTTCTCGTAATTTCTCAATGAAAGCATTAAGGTAATTCGTAGTATTTTGGACACCATTTGACGTAGACTGAAATACGTTATTTAAATCCTGGCCTTGAAGGTTTCCACTTCCCATTGCTTGTGTTAAAGGTTGCTCGGTTGTTTGTAAACCATTGTTGATTACATTTAACCCAGATGTGGTGTTATGTTCATTGGACAAGAGTACTCTCCCAACTACTTGAAAATCTAAATATTTCCCTGCTATCTCCTTGATTTTAGTTAATAATCCACCAACTGCTGTAGTACCATCCCTAATGTTGTTGCTAAAACTTTGTTGAGCATGATCAGCATTACGAATTTCCTTTTCAACTCTATTAAATTGCTCAGCAGCTCTAGCTAATTCTTTCTGAGCTAGTTGAACACTAGAGGTATCTATCATTTGCCTAGAAGCAGCATGCATAGCTTCCAACTGATTGACCATCCTGGAAACCATTTTATGCATGACTTTAATTGGTTTACTTAAACGATCTTCAATTTGAATTGCCGTACGGATTGTAGCCATGAACTCTCACCTCTTTATTAAAAAAGCATCCTACTCAAAGGATGCTTTTTATGGCTATTGTTTAATAATTTGTACTTTAACTTTCTCTATTTCTTAGTAAATTTATATATTTTCTGTTGTTTCCAACTACATTATCCTGCATGGTTAAATTCACAAGACTCCAAAGTAACTTTCCACCCTTTTAATTGAAAACAGACAGAATTCAAATAAATAAATGTCCCTTTTTTATATCATATCTTTTAAAGAAACATATAAAACAGCTAGCTTAACGATAGCCATTTAGGTTAACAAGCTACTTCCTAACGCTTTCTACCTTTTCTAGACCCTCGTTTTGCCTCTCGTTCTTGCTTCTTATCTTCTTCGATTTTGATCCTTAGAGACGCTATAATACAAGCTTTATCTGCCAAGGATAGTGACACATATTCAGACGGAAGGCGACGCATTTTGTGCACCCACCAGTGCATTATATTAGCCTCACCATCACCGTCGTCTATTAGTTTTTTATTTCTTCAACCATATCCTCTAGCTCAGCTTGATACCCATTGACTTCCTGTGCTACCGCTGAGGCATCTGCAATCTCACCGATTGTCAGCATCTTTCCAAGTAAAGCATCTGCCCCCATTACACCATAAGAATCCTGTAGCTCTTTATCGTTTAAATTAGGATATACAATTGATTCTACAGTTAATAAACGTTGGTATTTAAAATGATCAAAATCAGTATTATACTGCCCCTTACGCTTTCCTTGCATGATCATAGAACGCTTAGTAGATTCAGATTTTAATTCCTCGTCCCGTTCTGGCGAAATTGGCGCGAACTCCCATTCAATTGGATCGCCATGTTCATCCACGAATTTCTTTGAAATAGCATGCTTAATGTTTTCATTTTGCTTTTTATTGTGTGCAAAAAATGCAGTTAAGTTTGACATAATTAATCACCATATCCTTTTTATTTATATTTAAAAGAGCCCATATATAATGAGCTCTCGTCTTATAGCATTTCTTGTAAAGTTGTAAATTCTTCTGGCATATCCCAATCCTCGAAAGTGAAATCTATAGAGTCTTCTAAGTACTCCGCATCTGCATCTAATGCAGCGATGATCCCTCCATCCATATTACAATCAATTAGAATGGTTGTTTGACGGCCTACCGACGCTGAGCCATCTTCGTTAGTCACTTGGATATCAAAATAAATATCCTCCCCAGTGTCTTTGTAACGCTTTAATAACTTACGGAATATTGAAGTATTAAAGTGGAATGTAGCGCTGCCTGTATACTCCGCGCCAGTAGCTTTGTTACCCTTAGCTACACGCCCCATAATAGGAACTTGCGTTTTAGTTTTATCCATACGGGCTTCTAAATTAATTAATTGAGCAAATAAGTAACGACTGCCTTCAACCGTCACGTATGCTCGGCCTTGAGCGCCATGAATGGCATTGCGAGCATGCATAGTAGCATCCGCAAAATACTGTAGATTCATTGGAATTAATGTTTTGTTTGATTTCATCTGTTTGCCCTCCCCTTATGCTACTGTTGTCGTGATGTAAAGTTGTGACATCGCAACCGTAGGAATCACGACTTCATTTACGACAACAGCTTTCTTTGAATTACCTTGTGCCACGGTTAGTTCATCTTTGTTGTAATTTTGAATAGCTCTAATACGTTGCATTTCCATTCGAAGACTACCAATGTCATTCCATAAAGAAATTCGACCATCTTGATCATTTGGCACCTGACCTAAATAATGAGTGTTAAACAATTGAGCTGTATCAATTGCAAGCTGATCAAGCACACGAATGACTTGATTCAAACTGAAGTCCTCGTTTTTCTCATCTGAAAACGATGTAAAGGTATTCACATCTTCAAGTACACGAATTTCATCCCCAACACGATGTAATAAATATTTGCCAGCCTTTAATAACGTTGTGAGTTGTGACTGTGTCTTTGTTTCAGACATATCAACTGTAAATTCACCTTCGTATTTTTTATTAGTATTTGACTTATTGACAGCTACTCCAGCCTGAGCACCAGATACCCAATATACTGCACCAAACACTTCTTCTTCTGGTCCATTAGTATCGTTTTGTACGTCAATAATCCCTTCATGGTTAGTACTGCCAAGTTTATGACCTACAAGTTGGAATTTACCACCGATTTGGTCACGAATACGCTTTGTATACTCAATATATAACGATTTAATTGAACTTTCTGAAGACAAGCAGCCAAGAGTATTGAAACCATATGCTTCTAAAGCATCTAGTGCCTCTTGATGTGCCCCACCAGTAATAGCTAAGCCATTGGAACCTCCAGCTAATGCGGTACCAGCTGTAACAGCTAAAGTTGCATTCGTTTTAAACACAACAAAATCATTAGCGATTAGTTCTGTAGCAGTAGCTACCGCCATTTGTTCGTCTACTAACACATTAGCTAGCAATGTTTTAACATCGAATTTCGATGGCTCATCGACATTTGCCTGAATGACAATCGTAATATCATTCCCTCGTGCACCTTTGTACTTAGCTGTTGCAAAATCATTTGTAGCCGCTTCTGCATCCACAGCAAGTTTGTAAAAATAAACCGTGATAGCATTTTTAAATACATCACGGATACCTTTCATTTTTGAGTCCATATATTCATAACCAAAAATTTTGCGAGAATTCTTTCGTAAATCCTCTTGTGTTACAGCAAATACTTCGCCATCTACGCCCCAGTCAAGTGCAATTGGCAAACCAACGTAACCGCGATTGCTTAGATTTACAAATGCACGAGTAGCACTAATAAAATTGTGATATTTCCCTGGTAATACTTTGTTTTGTGATAAAAATACTCCTCCACCTAACGCCATATTAATTACCTCCCTTATCGAATTTCTTCAGTATTTCATCCACTTGAGCGAATGAATAAGTTTTTTCTTTTTCTAACAATGCATTGAGTGCATCACGGCGATCTTTATATTTTTGACTTTTTGAAAGTTGCTCTTTTGTAAATTTCGGTAAATTCGAACTAATTACCTTTTCAACGTTTTTGCTTTCCATCGACTCAACCTTCTTCTGAATTGCTTTCGCCAACTGAAACCACCTCTTCTTTGTTAATATTATGATCTAATGACCCCATAAAAGCTTTCTCTTCAATTTCTTGTAAGAAGAAATTAAAATGAATAAAATTATTACCAATGCCTTCAATAACTTCGCTAGTTGCTCCGGTACCAAGCAGTAGTGAACCATTTAACAATGTTATTTCTTTGATTGCTTGTTGAACCTTTAAAGTCATATTAGACGCCTCAGGTATGCCATTTTTAGGGAAATACTTCACGTTAAAATGTGCTGTTACTTTCCATCGACCACCTATTTGTCGGATATGCTCTAAGCTCAAAAATTGAATTAAAAAAGCAGGCGTATTAAACTCCTGCGGTAATTCATCAATATATTTTTTATATTCCGCTCCGAAAGCTTCGTGGAGCTTACTAGATAAAGCGTTTTGAATATCATAAATTTCCATCAAAAGCCTCCTTCAACAAGTTAGTTAGTAAACATATGAATATAGAATTAAATACATCGAATCACTCACTTTCAAACGTTTTGGTAGTTCATTAAGTAGTTTTTTCAGCTCATCAAATCGTTCTAACATTGAACCGTCAATCCTTTATTCATCTCCAACTAAAAAACGCCCTCCCTTATACCGAATAGGAAAGCGTCGTTTTAACTTTTACTTGAACGTTAGCCATTCCACATAGCCTCCTTTTCAAATGGTTGCTTGGAATACGTTTTGTGCTTCTTGGAGTGATGGGATTGCTATAGCTGCTACTCTTGCCCATTTAGTTCTATCCTACAAATTTTTCAACTGAAAACCACTCCTTTTTATGCCTCAAACAATTTTATGGGACATTGATTGGTCGACGGTCTGTCGCCTTGGTCATTTATTGTTTTATAAATTCCAAAAGGTGAAATCCTTAACCCGTCGTCCTACTTCCAAGTTTACATTATCTATTACTTAAAATGATATGTTTGGAACGTTTGGAACATCTGTCACACTTGGAACATTTGGCAAGTAAAATGAAATATTATCAATCACTCTTAAATGAATACTAGAATAAAATAGCTGATACTATATTGTCGTCTAAATGAAAAAAGTATATAACAAAATAATAGCTCTTCATTTCTGTTAGCCCAATAAAACCCCTAGTAAAATATTTAAAGGTTCACAAAAAAGAAGTAACCCTTTGGTTACTTCAGCATCATATCTAAAACTCTTTCTCGCACACGTTGTACGCTAGTATGACTCATATTAAGATTTGCACCAATCCAGCGGAATGGCATGCCTTCTAGTAACCAGAAAAGTACTTCCTGTTCAAGGTCGCCAGTTACCTTGTCAGCTAAATTTTGAACTAATAGTAGCTCATCTTTAATCTTGTTCATGCGCTCCTCGCGTAAAGCTCTCATTTGAACATGAGCATGCACTGGGTCGCTTGTTCTTCCAATAGCTTTTGGCATTGCTGCCTCAAAGCCATACTTTGCTGTAGATGTTACAGCTGTTAATGAATCTAGTTCATCCTTCATTCTCATGTACTTGCACATATTGTCATTGTACTTTTTAATTGCCTTATCTAGTTGGTAACGATTTAGTTGTATTTTCTCTTTTATCATAGTTATGCCCTCCTATGTATCTTTTCAATTCTCTCTGCTCTAGCATTCCACCACTGGCCGTTATAACAAATGTTTTTTACATTGTGCTAAATAAATGTCAAACGCACACCCTCAATATACGTTTTGTTTTTTAAATGCTCTTTCATCCTTGAACACCAAAACATACGATCATGCAATCTCATTTTTAGTCATTGCTCATACACTCCTATTTACCAAGCATTTCTAAAACCTTTTGTCTTTCAGCTTCAAAATCTATCGTGTTGTTATTAGACTCAGCAGATGGAATTGATGACTCGTCTTTATCATTACGATTGGCGAACCACTCTGGCACTATCTCTGTACGACTGTTAGACTTTTGATAAGAATATCGGCTAGATTGCTGTCTATTTTTTTTCTCCCTTTCTTCCTTGGCCTTTAATTGCTCAACATTCTTAATAAAAGACTTTCTCCAGTTTGCTAAAATTTGTTCTGTATACTGCATTGGTATGTTTGGTTGATGTAGTGCCGTTATTTTCATGGCTTCATAAACAAGTGCTGGATTATTTTCACTTGCCATGCGTTCTATGCACTCGCAAATATAACTAGATGCTCTTTGAATGTTTTCATCATAGAATTTAGTTAAGAAAATTAATTGTTCCTCAGTGACTGTCGACTGACTGACTATTTCACTATCTGCTGTTTGTTTTTGTTTTTCTTTTTGTTTTTCTTTTTGTTTTTCTTCCCCACACACTTTAGAAGGTGTATCGATAGGGTATTGATACGGTATCGAACCATTGTCATTACTAGGATTAAGTTCTTTCTGCTCATCCTGTACTTCTAATAGTATTGATACGGTATCGAGACTGTATCCTAACTGTTCCAATGAGGTAACATAGCTCTTAACAAATGGGGTATGTTTTACTGCAAACAGCTCTTTTTCGATACATTTTTTAACTTTAGGCGAATTTATAAAGTTGTATTTTGCCCAGTTAATTAGCATGATTTCTTTCGTTAATTCGTTGTAAGTAATTTTTCCGTATTCAAAGAACCTTTGTAATAGTTTCTGTACTGTTTCACGGTTATAACCTGTATGCATTTCTATTACTCTGTAAGGTAATTCGTAAATACCACATTGTGTTGTATTATTGTTTGTCATCAAATACAGATAGAAATATTTCTCCTCTGGTGTAAGATCTAATACAAAGCCGTCATCCCAAAAAGTTGTGTGTACATGTCTGTATTTAGCCATTTTCTCTCCCCCTAATGTGTTCTTTTTACTATGTGGTTGACACTGATGTTGTCTAACTAGTGGATCGTTTAAAAAGTTATTTGAAATCAGGTTCGAAGGGGACAATTGTTTTTAATTGTGCTAAATCAACAAAACGTACTTTGGGATGAAGAGTGACTCTAGTAAAGTTATTTGAGTTGCCTTCTATTCTTTCTTTAGTCATGATGAAAAAATTTCGAATCACCATCGATTCGTTCACTATTGTACTAATCATATTGTCACTACCTTGCCCAAAAACTTATTAATAAAGTAAGCCTGTCCTTTACTAGTGATTTTAGATGTTTTACTAATACTGATTTCCCCACTGTTATGATGAATAGGTGTTTCTTTAATTTCGAACAAACCCAGTTGCATTGATTTTTGTGTTGGTGAATTGTAAGCTGATCCTTTACGCTTGATTAAATAGCCATTTTCTCTTAGCCATTTGAATAGACGCTTTTGTCCAACATCTATACCATTTTGCTTTAAGATTTTGGCGAACTCTCCAATAAGAATGCTTGTTTCACTAGCTTGTATTGCATCTGCAAATAACACTTTTGTTTTTTGTGAATCAATCAACAATCGCTGCTCAACCATATTTTTCTCGTTATTTTTGATTTTTTTACTGGCAATTAATAAAGCTTTAGCCATAATTGATGCATCATCATCGTTTTCGATAGTAGTGATATAGCCACCATCCTTTCTAACTGAGGGTAAAACTTCTGATTTAACCCATTTTTTAAATGCTCTTGCCGTTGGTTTACGACTTGCGAATATTAGTTCATAAAGTCCAGATTCATTGACAATGTTTGTTTCACCCTGACGCCCTAAGTTGAACTTCGACCGTTCATCATTTTCTAAACGGTTAATTGCTACAGTAGGATTAGTTAGTGCTAATACTCTACAAACATCCGCGGCTACAAACCAAGGCTCGTTATTTAATTCAACAATTCGAACGTTTTGATTATGAAAGTTAAAAGTTTGCAATCGATTCATATAAGAACCTCCAGATTAGTTTCTTACCAAACACAACAAAATGTTGTTTTATTTTTCAAAAAAATTTTTGATGGTGCCATTTCAAATAGGTCAGAAATTGCTAATGCTACATCTAAGGACGGTGTGCGTACTCCCTGTTCAATCATTCCATAATAGCTTTCACTAATAGTGATACCGAGTTCAATATCAAGTTTTTCCACTACATCTTTTTGCAACCAATTTTTTTGTTTTCTAGCATCAATAAGTATTAACCGACGATTTGTTGTTTCCAAAACCACACCCCCAACTTTTTATGGTTTTATATTACCCAACAAAAAGTTGTCTGTCAAACCAAAACTAGATTTTTTGTTGTTTTTTATTTTTATTTAACTACAAACCCAACAAATTGTTGTATAATTAGGTTACATATTTAAGTGAGGTGTAATCATGTCTAACGTACCGCAAAGGCTTAAAGAGTTAAGAAAAGAAGCTAAATTAACACAAGCAGATGTTGCCAAATTCTTAAATATTTCTGAAAGTGCATACGGGTATTATGAACAAGGCCGCAATGAAATTTCCATAGGAAGCCTTCAAAAGTTAGCAGAAAAATACGATGTAAGCGTAGCGTATATATTATGTGAAACAGATGAAAAACAACCTTTTGATAAAGATGAGGCTGCTTTCCAAGCATTTGCTAATGATCCAGAATTGCAGGTCTTTTATAAAGAACTTCCTAAGTCAGATGAAGAAACTGTTCGCCGTTTACGAGACATTTGGGAGATTATCAAACATGAAAAGAAATAATATTTTTTAGCCCTTCTTCCTAGAAGTGGGCTTTTATTATAAATCAAATAAGAACATACGTTTCATTACAAGGAATTTGGGGATGGTTTTATGTCATATACTACATACACCGAAGATTTTATAGAAAATCTTTATACTAAATTAGAAATTTTGTTACCACATCAACTAGATGTAAATGAAATAGCCTACAAGTTAGGCATTCTAGTATATTTCTGGGATAATCCCAGTCAAGTCCTATTTTTAGGTGATCAGGCTTATATTTTTTTAGATCAAAATCTGTCCCCTAAACAATTGTGGCAAGATTTTTGTCATGAACTGTGTCATGTTTTATTTCATAGTGGCAGTCAGGAAAAGATGCCCTACTCGTGGATTGAGTATCAAGAGTGGAAAGCTAATAATTTTATGGTACAAGCATGTGTACCAACATTTATGTTGAATAAAATTACCTTACCGGAAAGCGAGGATAAAGCCATTCAACTAATTCAAGAGCTATTCAATGTTGAATGGGATTTCGCTTATAAAAGATTAGAACAATATAAAAACAATAAATTTATGCATGAATTAGATGCAAAAGCAGCGAAAATGTACTAA